GAGGACGTTACCTACGGCCTGCGTGGCATCGCGAAAACCAGAACCGAAATACGTATAAAGGTGACGCTCCAGGGCTTCACGGCGGGCGGACTGGGGAAATGCGTCATTCGATACCTTCAGCTGATCGGCATAAACGCCTGCGACAACGCCGCCGACAACGCGCGAACGTATCCACCAGTCGCTGTCTGTCTGATCGGTATTGATCTCTGGCTTGAGGTTTTTCAGATACAGCAGATATTGGTCTGCGATTTCATCAGGCGTTTTATAAGTGGACATGATTTAAACCCCCAGACTCGGTATTTCAAGCTGATCGACGACGCCTCGTTGACGTTCTATGTATGCCCTGAGCGAGACTGTATTTCGATTCGCTGAAAGAGACTCGATCGTGATCGATACAGCCCGACCATCGTCGAGAATAGGCTGAAGGGCGACGGCGGCAGCATTTTCAACTCGTGACGAGTCGCGTCCAGTTTGTCGTTTTTTAATTTCATTGAAAGTCGACCCATATGCATCGTTCGGCGCATACATCCATTTTCCGGCTTTGATCTTCAGTCGATAATAGGCAGGCACACGCAGTGAATCGGTTTCAATCGGGGCACCACCCGTCTGCAGATAATCGCCCGTCGCTGGATCGATGTCCCAATTCTGTGCCATATTTCGATACCCCTTACACAATGGATAAGACAATGGGAGCGGCCGGACCGCTCTGCGTCGTGGGTCCGCCCGTCGTTACGATCGATGCAGGTAATATCGTTACCGTACCGGCCGACGTTATATGCGTAACGATTGCATCAGCGATGGCGTTGGCAAAACTCTCCACCATCGCTGGTTTTGATATCGATGGATCAGCTGCAAGCATTTTGCTTTTAATCAGCGCTCCGAGTGTGGTTTTATCTAAAGCCATTACAACCCCCCGTCGCCAGTCGTTAGAATGCTTTCCGAGTCTACAACGTTTGCTTTCAACTGCGTGAAGTCTGCGCTCTTATCAGACGGCGCACCCGGAGACGGATGAACGTGAGCAATAAGAAGGTCGAGAAGCTGACCCAAAAAATCGTTGAGAGGCACGCCGAGAGCAAGGGGATTATCAGCCGCATCTTTACCCACATAAACACCATCGGACCCGGCATATAGTTGATACCCCTGTTCGCTATAGAGTTTCGATGTGCCTGCGTCGAGATCAGTCGGACGATTCATATCGCGATGTCCGATCACGATTCGATTGCTCGGGTGTTCGCCTTGTCGACCTACGACCTGCAGCGTACCGCGCGGCGTCCTTGAAACGAATCCAAACGGATGCATGACGGGCCGTCCCTCAAGCGTATCGGCTCCTGGATAAATCTGTTCGATATCCTCCGTCCATTTTTCTGGATCATCATTGCCGCTAACCCCTGTCAGCAGCACCATGATTTGCCTTTCGATTTCTTTGCGAATAAAACGTCGCAAGTCAGGGTCTACGTGAGCTGTCATGGTGCAAGATTATCCGCGACAATGGAGCCTAAACGACAAAACGAGAGCACGGTCGTTTGTCCGCCTTCAAGACTCAGTTGATATTGAACCTGATAGAGATACATATGCTCGGATAGATCTCCACGATCAAACGAGATGTTATAAACGGTATCCGTCATCCATGGTTCACCGTTCGCATTGTAGTGACCTGGAACGACGCACTCGAAAATTATTTCATTCACGTTCTGTCGTGCGATCTCCCTCTTTCCAGCGGCTTGCAGGACTTGGGATCCACCCGCCTGTGTGATCGCATTGATCTGTGCCAGACCCTGCGGATCAGTAGCATTGATGTTCGAGGTGACGACGGTCTTGGCGACGATATAATTTGCTTTGCGAAGACGTGTCGGGCCAGGCGCAGCATTATCAACTATTTGCTGGGGTCCGACGCGTGACGTGACCTCCTCCTGTCCAGCCCAGATAACGGCAATCATATTTGCAATATTCGTCGATTGCCGCCGAACCCTGGCCGACAGAACGTTACTGTAGCGTTCTTTTGCACTTATAATGATATTGCCTTTTTTTATCTGCCGCATGTTTGGCTTGCCGACGATCAGTTCACCGTCCGGACCGGACCAAGCCACGATGTTATAAGGTTCGATAAACCGCTGGAGAACGGACAGCTTGCTTTCCGAAGGCTCGGACGCTAGCAGAGGAAGTTTCGGCGTGTTTGGGAGATTGCGAAAATCAAACTTCGTTATTTTCGAATCCTGACAGATGAGCTTTACACCGTTTTCGATCGAAATCGATTTTGCGTAAATTGGCTTACTTTGTAGACTAACGGCATCCTGATCTTCGAGCTGACCCATTGTATCACGGCCTGCGATCGTCGCCTTTTCTCCGTATTCACGATCGATCTCGATTTCTGTTGAATCAATAATGCCTGTGCTCAGTGTCACGTCGTTAGCTTGAAGAACTATGATATCACCGTCATTGATGACTTTCGTCAGTGCCGGGCCATCGGGAGCTGCAAATGAGAGTGAGAAAGTATCGACGGGTATCAAAATTGAACTTGTAAAAGAATAGGACAGGAACTTATCGATAAAAATCACTGGACCGCCCGAAAGGGGCTTTACCACAATCGATACGGGAGGCATACGGCCGTTTTCGGCCAGATACTTTTCCAGCCCGTTTTTTCCGAGCGCTGAAAATGTTGATCCCGAGGGATTGGCAAATATAGTTTTCATGATGACGGAACCTTTATCGTCGTTCCTGTCGCTATGTAATTTATGGATTCAAGCGATGGATTAAGAATGTCGAGTTCCTGAACCCTATTGGGATTCAATCCATTGAGAAATGCAGCCTCTCGCAGTGACATGATACGGGGAACGACGTAATCATAAACCCTTGCGTTACTCGACGCAACGCCTCGTTCCAGAACGTTTTGAAGCAGCACGGCCGTCGTTCGCAGTTCAACGACGGTGTCATATAGTTCAAGAGATCCTCCGTTATCATGAATCTCGTTCAATATTGTCGCGAGTTCAGTGCGTCTTGCGACGACCTGCTTCGTCAAATCATTAACGGCCGCAGCAATGACCACATCTTTCGTCAGTTCCGACGTCGGCACGGAGTTAAACGGATCGCTCGGACTGCGTACCGTGATAAACGTCTGCGTGGCAAGCGATCCATCGGCGTTTCGAGTGCCGCCCTGATTCGTAGGAAGAAGCGACGGAATATCGGACGTACCGCCCTTTGCGTTAAACGTCGCATTCATCGCCGTAAGCGTTTGCGCATTATTTGTTTTGAATAAAGCGAGATATTGATTGATTCGATTCTTCACAGCACGAACGAGCAGTTGTGCCGCTTCGATTTTGGAGATGGCCGTATCGATTATCGCGAAAATCTTGAGAGCCGCCGACAGTGCGCTTTTGACGCCTGAATCGTTAAGCTCACGAAGACTGCCAATCGTAAAATTGTGCTCGATAAACGTAACGCGGAGCTGAACCATTTTCCGGGATTGCGATTCATAGACGACCGAAAAATCTTCGATGGCACACGTTAATTTACCGCGAACGGGATGAACGAGAACCCCCGGCTGGGGCTTGTCGAATTCGTTTAGAAGGGCCTGAAATCCTTCGAAGTAGCGATTTCCGAAAATCGCGCACTCCATTTCAAACGAGCCAGGCTTTCTGCCGAGATCGTCCGTCGTCTGACCGTCCCGATATGGATATTGATAGCGAACCTTTCGACGGCCCCCCGTGTCAGTGACCCTCGGCAGCGCCCCTTGCCATCTTTGCTTTGATTCGAAGACGTGAAAAACAACGCCGTTATAACTGGCCTCGACGATGTCCCATTCGTTTGGGTCCCGGCCGCCGAGAAGTGCATTCACCTCTTGCAGGGTCTGTTGCGTGATCCTGCTGAAATCGGCGGCCTGACTGATATCGAATTTTCCCATTTAGTTCGATGCCCCCCGATTCGGCTGTTTCGTTTCGCGAAGCAGTGGCGTATTGAATTCGACCTTTACCTTCTGCGTCGGCGCAGGTGGTGCGCGATATGCCGCCGTCGTGTCGCCGCCTAAAAGCATGTCGAGCTTGAAGAACAGTCGCTCGATGATATCGCCACGGAATCCTTCGCTCGTCGTGTCCGTCGTATTGTCTTTTAGAAATTGACTCACCGTGGGCTCGATTGCCTGGCCGAGAGCGACACCGCCGAGTCCTGCCAGGCCTATCGCTCCAGCCCTGCCCAGAAAGCCAAGACCGCCCGCAGCACCCATGAGGCCCCCGCCAGCAGCTATTTCGGCGGCGTTGGTGACGTAGACGGGTACTGTTTTTTGTCCCGTGATTTCCTCTGCTGCTGCGCTCTTTGCGACAGTGCCGAGCAGTCCTGCGCCGATTCCCTTCAGTCCTCCCCCAGCGAGCAGGGCAGCCAGCACTCCCCCACCGGCCACGACGGCACCCGCTCCGATATCCGTCTTCGATGCGTCGGAAAGCATATTCGTCATGCCCTGCGTGACGGCCGATAGGGGTTCTGCAAACAGGGCTTTGATGCGGTTGATTGACGCTCGAAAATTCTCCCCAAGTCCCATGCCATCCCGATACGTTTGATTGATATCGCCCTGAACCGTCTGCATGCGTTTCTGAGCGTCTGAAACCTGGTCGATTGATTCAGCCAGTCGGACCATGCCTTCGGCCGCTTCCGGGCTTATTCCGAGCGTCTCAGCTGCGAGCCGGGGATCATCGACAATTCGTCCCATGATGCTGCGGGCGAAATTTTTGAATTTTTCGACATTCAGGCCGTTTGGTCCAAAAATACCGGCACCGCCTTGGGCTTCAAATGCCATGCGTTTCTTGGGTGATTGGGACAGATAATCGGCCAGAAATTTAGCAGCGCCATCACCGGCCGTGGCCGATATGACTGCAATGTTTGAAAGACTTGTTGAGTCGATTGCTTTACGTAAATCCTGCGGCATATTCTGAAACATCTGATCAAGATCCTGCAGGATTTTTATCGGCGAGTCGCGCGTCGTGAGAAACACGCGCCGCATGCTCTCGGCAAGAGCATCCATCTGCTTTTTGTCGTTCACGTCACCGCCGCGCGATCGTATGACGTTCGCCATGCCTTTTGCTATTTCGCCCTCTTTGCCCCGTTCGTTGGCAATCGATGCGAACTGTCCGGCGCGAACCGAATACGCCGTCAAATTATCCGAACCACGAACCTGCGTCTGCGACAGCCCCTTTAGCGTCTCGGCTGCGACGTCGCTGCTCATTCCAATCTCACCGAGGCCGTCCATCAGCGTTTTCTGAAACGTGACGAAATCACGTTCTGCCATGCCGAACACCGGACCCAGCTTTCGAATGGCGTCCGATAGCTGCACGGTTTCCCGGATACTGTCTTTGAACTGTGATGATATTTTCAGACCTGCACCGAGGCTTTCAATTGATACGAGGCTTTTGAAATCACGTTTCAGCTGATCAGAGACGCGACGGCCGTAGTTCTTCAGATTGCCGAAAAACGTCTCGGTTTCTTTTGTGCTTTTTTTTATTTCGGCGGAAGTTTGTTTGCCGGTGTTCTCAAGTTCTTTTGATACCTCTTCAGCTTTTGCACGAAGAGATTCGAGGTCGTCAAGAATCGTCTTGAGGCCTGATTTTACCTTCAGCTCGACCGTTGCCATAAATCACATCCCGCGATCAGGGTTTCCAAATAAGCGTTCCGCTTATGATGGAATGTGCGACCCACCAGACGACTTGTCCGGCAGTCAATCGCAATTGATCAGATAGAATGCCACGGCCTTGATCTGCCAAAAAGATAGCGCGGTCAGTTGTGAGTCCAGTTCCTCGAGCGATGTTTTTTTTAAATCGGACACCAGTTTTTTAAGGTCTTCCGGCTTCATCGTTTCCACGGCCGGATCGCACTTTTCGGTGACTGTCACGTATTCTTTGTAGATCGCAATGATTTCATCCGGCGTGAAATCGTTCAACACCGGATGAGTTAACCGATAATCTCCAGCACCCGGCCGACTCGTCGTTGCAAGAATCAGGTGTTCTTTCGCTATCAGTGCGTGTTCGTAGATACGGTTTTTGAATATATCGGGCGAACGTTTCATTTCGACGGCGACGTTGCTCATGACCTGCACTGTCTCCGCCATCGATAACGGCCTGACCATGACTTCGAAATCACGTATGCGAATCGGCCATCGAAACTCCACACCGAGTCGCATTTTCGTCAGGATTTCGTTTGTCGTGTCGTAGCCAGGCCCGTTATCGTAGTTCATGATTATCCTGCAAGATCAAGATCGAAGAGCGAACTGTTTCCGATCGCGTCGGTTAGTTTTACTGCCCCGAAATTAAATGTGGTTTTTACTTCGTCGCCAATGCCACCAGCATTATCATCGTTATCCTTTAAAAACAAGCCCGTGGCGATAAATTGATCCGCCCCGACAACGAACGTCAACTGAACGTCATTCGTTTCGTAATTTATGGATTCGAGCTTTGGGCGTGGCTCCAAATTGCGCACAGCAATCTGAAGAGTGACGTCAATATCCACATTTCCTTGAACGTAGCCGCGGTTGAAACCGTCATTCGTCATCGTCGGAACGATTCGGGCGTTCTTGTTCTGTCGCAACGTAGCAGATTGAACGTCAGCGATTTTTGCACCATTTATCGAAATAAATGCCCTGTCACAATATTTTAAAGCCATTTATATCCTACTCCCATATTCAGGTAATACCGTAATTCCGTGTTTAGTTGCCAGCTCTATTGCAGCAAGATGGGCTTGATACTGCGTTTCGTGATAGCCGGCACAATATCCTTTTCCTTTGATCGACAATCGCGCAAGCCATGGACGAGCTTGTTTGTTTTTATGGTAAA